AGCGACTACTGCGCCTCCTCCTGCGAAATTAACTAATTCTCTTGCCATATTATCTTATCTCCTTAAATTGCCTCAATATATGCTCTGATAACATCATATTTGTTATCTGCTTGATTACTATATGCTCTACCTACTGCTTCTGCAGCAGAATCTGCTTTGGTAAATTTACCTTTTGGTGCTGGTTTAATTAAATCACCAAATTTAATTTCTGCACCTTCTGGATCAGCTAAAACATATGTAATACAATTTCTTTCTACTGTTAATGCTTGACCTTCTAATACAGTTACATCTCCTAAAAAGTATGGAGCATATGTTGGGTTTGCACCTGTAACTGGATTTCCTAATGTTTTTGTTCTTGCAAATTCACCTTGTGCTTCAGAAGTAACGGCTTTAACTACACCTAAAAATTCTACTTTGGTATCACCATCATCACAAAATCTTGCTCCACGAGCATTATATGTGGTTTCTGTTGCATTAATATTAGCAGAAATTCCTTTTCCTACTTGTTGTTGTGAAGAAGTGTATCCTACATGTTCGATAGCTTTTTCTAATTTTTTTGCTGCATGAATAGTAAATGCATCACCTGTTATATCACTCATCTAATCACCTTATCCTGTAAAAGCTTTTAATAATGCAGAATATTGTCCTTTTTCTTTTTTACCTTCTTTGTGAGGTTGTTCACCACTTTGGAATTGACCAGGTTGTTCTTTTTTTTCTGGTCTGTTTTCTAAAATTTCTTTAAAAGTAGCAATTTGCCTGTCGATAAATTCTTCAGACATTTCATCAACATCACCTAATGTTCTTTCAATATTTAATTCTTCTGCAAGTTTTTGTAACTCTTCTTTTTTCTCTGCTAATTCTGCTTCTGCTTTAGCTTGAGCTTCTGCTCTAAATTGAGCTAATTCTTCAGACATTTCGTCAACTTTTGTTTGAAGAGCTTCTTTATCTTGCTGTAAAGTTGCAATTTCTGTTTGATTATTTAATTTTAAATCTTCAATTTCTGTTTGATGTGCTTCTTTGACTTGAGCCAATTGAGCTTCTAAGTCAGAAACTTTTTGTTTTAATTCAATATTTTCAGTTTGAAGATTATCATTTTTTACATCTGACATAATCTCATCCTTTAATTTTCCAAATTCTACTTTAAGTTTTTCCGCATCTTCACCACCAAAGGAACTTGATACTGATGCTCCTGGGTCTGCACCAAATGTAACTAATGATAGTTCATGACAATTCATGTCTTTACATATAAGGTGCATTTCTGGATCTAAAAGAGGGTGATGTGTACATTTTTCACTTAAAAATTCATTACCACAGATACTACATATTGGTGTAAAGTCAAAACCAATAGATGTGTCGGTAATGAGGCCTCTTTCAATTTTTTCTCCTAAATGAGAGTCATCTATCATTAAAGATGCTTCATATTTTACGCCTTTCATTCCATTGGATTCATCAAGTGTTGTTCTTGTTTTATCTACAAGTCCAATAATATTGTCTACACTATCTGTTCCATGGTCTTTGAATAAGCGTTTGCCTTTTAATGTTTTTGTACAATTTCTCATTTCAGATTCTGGTACTTCATAGAATCCATTTACTATGAAATCTTCTCCACCATGAATGGCGAATCCTTCTAATTGTACATCTCCATTATCGTTATGTTTTAAAGAAAATTTGGAGTTTAATGAAAAAGTTTCTCTCATATTACTTTCTCCAAAAATTTAGCTTACATTTAAGCTATATAAAGTTAATTTCTCTAATGTATTTAAAAGAAAAAATTTTTCAATCTTTTTCTGCTTTAAATATCCAAGGTTTTGTTTCATACTTTCTATATTTTTTATAATTTTGTTTTTTTAAATAGTATGTAATACCTTTTGATGTTATGTTAAGTGAATTAATATTATATCTTTCAATCAACCAACTTAATAATTCAGTTGATGAAGCTTCTCCTTTTTCTTGTAAACCAATTTCTATCATTTCATATGCTTTTTTATAAGAATTAAGTCCTTCTTTCATCATTATCTCTCCATTATGATTCATTTTTTGTATCTTTAGGATCTCCTTTTCCTGATCTATTTTTTGGTTCATTTGGTTTTGTTGGATCTCCATATGCTCCACCAGCAGGCTGTGTTAATGCTGATTCTATATCCGCATTTACTTTTTCAATCCATGAATCATCAATAAATTCAAGTTGTTCAACTGGAATTGCTTTTCCTCTGAATGAAAGCTGAGCTCTTGCTTCATCTCTTGAAATAAGTCCGTATCTTAATGCTGGGAATAACCAAGTTGCTACATCTGCATTTGATTCTGTTGTAAGTGTTGGAAAAATAAGATAAATATTTGCATAATCTTTTCCTGGAGTTTTACCAGCAGCTTCTAAAAATGGTTCATATAATTGTTCTACAAGTGCATCACTAAGATCCATTTGTAAATCTTTTAAATCATTCATATATTGTGCTGCTTGAGTTTTAATAGCTGATAAATTATCTGCTTTACCACCAATAATACTCATAGGAAATGTTAAAAGACCAAAAGATTCTTTTAATGCTTGTAATGTATTAACCATATCATATTGATTTTGTGCAAAGCCAATAGTTTCTGTAGTAATTCTATCTGTTGTTACTACATCATTTGAATATTGTAATTGATTTTGTAATGATTCTACAATACCTTCTAATTCTTCTTCTTGTAATTCTTCATCATCTCCAACTTCTACAAGCCATTGTAGAATAGGTATTGCAAATTTATCTACTATTTCTGCTAAATTTAATTCTGTATTAAGCATTAAATGTAATGTTTGCACTAATTTTCCTAAAAATGACATTCCGAATACTTGTCCAATATCAGGGTCATATGCAAAATGAATAATATCTTCTGGTGGAATTTCAATATCTCCATCTGTACCTTTATAAATCCATTGTTCTATTTCACCATCTGCTTCATTAATTTGCGGTTCCATATTTTTAGGGTGTAATAAATAAAGATTAGCCAACATTTCTTCTTCTTTATTACCTATATAAAGAAATGATGTTCCATATTTTAATGCTTGAAGATACATTTGTTTTATATGTTTACGTTTCAATCTCGCGGTATATATAAATGCTTCTTCTTCTAAATCTTCTATTCTATTTCCTTCCATATCTACTATTTGAACTCTAAACATTTCAGGAACAGCATCTGATGCTATTTTTTTTAATACACGATTTAATATTGTTGAATGATACAATCCATCAATAAGATCATAATCAAGATCTGCTGACCCATATATATCGGTATATGAAGAAAATTTTTGAGAATATGTTTTTTCTTCATATTTACGCATATCACCAGCAAAAGTAGCAACAACTCTATCTCGTCTACTTTGAGCAAAAATATCTTTTTTTGTCAGAGCCTTCTTCTTGGAATGTTCATTATTTTTTTGCTGAACTTGTTCGGTTTTTCCTTTTTCTGTCGCCATGTCTTATCTCCAAAACTTTTCACAACTGTTTTTGGTATTTGTTTAACTATGATAGGTGGTTTAAAATTCAAACCAAGTGCCATATTGTAAACACATAAATTAATTGCATCAACATAATCATCAGAACCTGCTCCTTTATCATAAATAAAATTATTATCTTTAGTTATTTCTCTTTTGTATCCTGTCATTTCTTCTGCTGCTCTTTTATTATAATTAATTACTACTTTACCATGTTCCATTGCTGATACTGCAAATTCAACAGCTTCTCTTTTTGTTTTTGTACTGAAAATAAAATCAACAACAGGATATGCATTTTTTTTCTTTTTTACTCTTTTTGATACATTTTCATATATTGCTGCTCCTACTCCAGTTGTATCTATTATTCCTCTTCTAATATTAGGAAATCTTTTAGGTAGTTCTTCTACTATATAATCTTCAATGTATCCGTATTCTGTACCTAATGGAAATTCTTTTTTATATTTTAAATCTAATGTTCTATCTTGTGGACTATATTGTTCTCCAACTTCTGCAATATATAATACAGTTTCATTTCTTGTTTTACCAATATCCACTCCATATACTACCAATTTATCTGATCTAAATGGTGGTATATGTTCTGTATAATTTTCAAATGTTGAAGTTGGTTTATTATAAAAAACCTTATTTTGCAGTTCTAAAGGATATACATCAGTTACACTTGACATAAACTCAAGACAATATTCTTGTTTAAAATCAATAGGGCCAATATTTAAATAATCTTCTTTTAATTCTTCTATTGTAATACGTGGTGTTCCTGATGCTACAATATTATCATTTTCATCTAAATATGCTGTTTGTTTTCTGTATACTGTGAATGTTCCTTTATTTTCTGGATAGTATTTCCATTCACCATTATCCCATATTGCTGGTGCGTTTTCAAGTGATTCATATAAAAACCCTACTTTTGCTCTTGGTGTTCCTGCTACAATAAATTTTGAATCACCTTTTTGTCCACGAATAACTGGAATAATTTTTTTAAGAAGTGAATCAGGTACATCTTGAATTTCGTCTATAATTAGTAAATTTGCACCTGAACCAATTACTGAGGATACATTTCCTTTACCCCCACCTGTTCTTATTGCTATCCTTGAACCATTTTTAAATTTCTTTTCCATTACATTATTGACTTTTACATCTTGTAAAATAATTTCTGAACGTTCTATCATCCCTGATATTGTTTCCGCTAATTCTTTTGCTTGTGTTTCGGTAGGTGATAATACAAATACTCTTTGATGTTTAAAAAATAATGCTCTGTGTATGCATTCTATTGCCAACATAAATGATTTTCCAAGTCTTCTTCCACAGAAATAAACTACTGGTGAAATTTTTGAAGAAACCATTGCTTTTTGATGTTCTTCAAGTTCATAAAAACCACCATCTTCAGAGCGAATCATATTCTCTGCAAAAAAAACAATATCTTCTCTACATTTAAGTATAAATTCTCTTTCGTCCATTATAATCACTTAACAAGTATTTGCTTGTGCTTGTTGGTTTGGCTCACAACAATTAGCTGGTTTACTTGGGATTGGAAACCCAGCTGTATTACTATAATCGTAAGAACCAGTTCCATCTACTACAACCCATTTTCCATTCAATTCTAAAGCATTAAAATAATGTCCAGCAATATGAACTCCCCAAGATTTTACCCCTATTGCATCAAAAGCGCATTTTAATAAACGTGTAGTATCCCCACAATTAGCTCCACAAGCTTGATCATACATATCTGATACACAAGGCCATAATGCTGATGAATCTGCATATAAACAATATCCAAATTTACTTCTAATATGTACATAAACTTCTTCTGGTGTTTTTCCAGCAACATCTTTAGCAAGATTTGAACCTTGTTTACATCTTGGTCTTGTGTGTTGTTCTTGTGGTGCAAATTCTGGTTTTTCTAAATCTCCTGGTGCAAGAACATGTGCATCATTAATATATGCATTGTTATTTGGCATTATTTCACAGACATAAAAACAGTCATCTCCAAAACCACCTGCTGAACCTGTGGTAGATTGTATTCCTCCTATTCCTATTGTTGCATTTACTGGATCTTCAGGTGTATCAGGTCCATATTTTAATGTTAAGTGCATTATTGGTGCTTGTTTTGGTGTCCATCTCATTCTATATCCTTGCACAAAATAAATTTCATAATCTTTTTTTTCTATGGTTATATCGTATTGTTCACCATCTTCTGTGGTTACTTGTTGAATAGTCTTTCCTTCATTACTAATTTCATTAATATTAGATATTGTAACTCCTTTCCTCATTTTTTTTTCTTGTGCTTTGTATAATTTTTTAATAGAACCTTTCATTTGAGTTGTTGTTACATTTGTTAATGTTTTTGGTATTTTAACCCACCCACCAACTGTTATATTCGGATTATATAAGCAATCTATTTGTATATCTAATGAATAATCTCTTATGTGAGCGGATAATAATGCTCTTGCTTTTGATTTGGCTGTTTCTTCATCATCTTCAGGAAATTCATAATAAAAAGTATTTTCTCCATATAATTCTATTAAAACATCATGTTGGTATTTTATAATTCCATCTGCATATGTTACTTCTACCGCATTATACAATCCTTCTGTTGTCCAATCATGTCTAACGCCTTCTATAAGAATGTCAGATTCTTTTATTTCTGGGATATATTCTTCGTATAACTCTTGGTATTTGTAAAGATCTTTAAAGGTTAATAAATAAGCCATATTATTAGCAATTGTAAATACGCCATCTATTGCTCCTATCATTTGTTTAATAAGACCATAAAAAGTTTTATCTTTAATTTGAATAGCTGTTCCCCCAACATCACCTGTTCCAGATGTGGGTCCTCCACTTACAATACCTTGCCCATTTAAGGCATTGATTGCAGCCTGTAACATTTCTTCTCCAGTTTTACCTCCATATACTGCTATACATTTTCCTTGTGCTTTTTGATTCATTTGTGGATAGGTCATACCTGTCCATTCGTCACATACTGAATTACAATCTGAATCTCGTGGTATAACAGAGGTTTCAAAAGCTTCTTGTGAGGTTACTAATTGTGATGCATCTCCTCTTATGATAAAAATATCTTTATCATATAAATCTTTAGTTCCATCTGCAAATGAAAATAAACTTGCTGCCATTAAGTATATTCCTACTTTTCCTTTTGCCTCCGCAGTATATCCATATTGTGAAAATGGACCAGGACCTACACTTAATTGTTCTACTACATTAAATCCTGCTTGTTTTAATCCACTTGCAACTGTATTTATTGCTTGTGAGTCATTTCCTGTGTTTGTGTCACATCCTACAACTATATCTACCATTGCTTTATTTCCTCATTTTGTCTAAACTTCATAAATATATATTTTTTAGTATTTAAAGTTATTTATATATGAACTTTTTTCAATGTCTTACATATATATTTTAGAAAAAAAAGTGTAAGACAATAAAATAAATGAGGTTTGATAATTATGGATAAATTTACAATTAGAGTTGATAATGCTCGAAAGGATTTTATGAATATGGACGGCGATATTTGGGATAATATTGAAAGATTATGGAAAATGGGATATAGTTTAAGAGTTATTTCTGAAATTACTGGTATTACTCGTAGTATGTTACAACGCAAATTAAGTGAAGATGGGCATGGTCGTGATGATGATGTAAGAACTCAAAATCGTGATTACAGAGTACAACAAGCTAAAAAGTTACTTAATAATGGAAAAAATAGACAAGAAGTTGCTTTTGCACTTAATGTTAATGTTCGTACTGTTGACAGTTATATTAAACAATTACGTAATCGTGGAGATTTATAAATGCAAGTTCGACATAAATTTGATGTTGAAAAATGGAGTGAGCGTTTAAATTTGCCTTATGTTTCTCGTATTTGGTTTAATTATAATTTTGGTGGGGGTTGGGGTGACCGTGACCATGGTAGTAAACATTATAATACTCGTGTTGGTGGTGTTTTTAATGTTGAATGTAAAAGATTAAATCAGCGTATGAATATGGTGTTGAATAGTATTATTGATGGTAAGTGGGAGAATTGTTGTAGTTTGTATGCTGGAATAATTGCTTTTTGCCTCAAGTATTGTAAGGAGGATATTACTTACTATGAAGATAATCGACAAAAACATCATATATCTGTGAGTAAGTGTTGCGAAGAGTTAAGATTTCCTACTTGGTGTAGACCAAAACTGGAAAAAATATTCAAAATGAATATTTCTCTTGAAGATTATTTACATTCTTTTGATCATGTTGATAGAGTTAATTTTGATATTGATAGTGCTTTGATGGTTCATAAATTACAAGGAGATGCTGCTATTTTTAGTATTTTAACTCAACTTTTTTTTGTTTATAAGTATTCTTATGGTACTTCCGCTAATTTAGTACCTGAATTACCTATTATTTGGACACCTAAAGTTTCTGATTTTGTTACTGGTACTTCTTTTCCTGTTGTTGCAAGTAAGTTTAGTAATAATTTTGAGTGGAGAAGAAATGATAATGGTGTTTTTTTGTTTGATGAGTTTAATAATCCTATTGATTGTGCAAGTGTTGGTTTTTTTAATGTTTTTAATGAGTCTTTAGGAAATAGGTTATCTTTTTGTTCTGCAAGTGGTGAATTGCCTAATTATGTTATTTGTTGGTGTTGGAAGGATTTAGTTGATGCTGTAGGACACTATAATGGAGATATTTTAGTAAGAAATATGTCAGGAGGACATAATGGATGGTTTAGATTTGGTTTAGGAGGAAAATTAGCAGTTTGGACAGAAAAAACTCAAGTTTACAGTAGAAAATCAACTAAAAAAATTCCTGGAATAAAGGTTGATTGGTATCCTGGAGAAAAACGATGGAAAGCAATTGTTAATCTTGCAGGACAAAGAGTAGATGATAAATTAGATGAAGAAGTAATTTGGAATTGGGATGAAATGTGTGATTGGTTTGAATTAGGTAAAATGTGTAAAGAAGTTTTAAAAAATAGATAAATATAAAAAAATAAAAGAACATAAGTGTGGTTCAAGAATCTACTCGAACCACAAGAATATCGTATTGGTAATGTTATTTTTATGTCAAACAGTATATATACTTTTTTCTTTTTTTTATATTATTAGTGTAGGACACTTCAGTCAAAAATAAGTTTGCGAAAAACACCTACTTTTTTTTTCTTTTATTAGTATCATTGTTTGTGCTTATTTCTCCTTTTTTGAGTTTTAATAAGTATTAACTTTGATATATAAAATTTTGAGGTGATAGCATGATTATTAATTTTTTGGATACAGAAACTTCAGGCTGTAATCCAAACACAATTGTACAGTTATCAATGATAACTGTTAATGGTCCTGATGTTTTAGTATATGATCATTTTATTGATCAACCAGATATCACTCAAAGAAATACCAATATTACTGGTATTACTCGTAATGATATCTGGAAATATGGTATCCCTGAAAAAGATGTTGCTATACATCTCAAATCTTTAATGATTCACCGTCCTATGATGGTGGCTCATAATGTGCAATTTGATTTATCCATGATTTTTGATTTACTCAAAAGAAATCTTGGATATGAAATTGCATATGAATTAGTTAGTAATTGTAAGTGGATTGATACTCTTACAATTGCTAAAGATAGGTGGGCATATTGTTCCAATATGACCCACAAATTAAAAGATTGTATTAAAAGATACAATCTGACTGATGTTATTAACAGTCATAATGCTTTAGATGATACAAAAGCATTATTTGCTGTATTTAAAGCATTAGCAGATGAACGTAATGACATCAGTAAATATGCAAATGTAATTGGATATAACCCTAATTATCCAATTAATGATGCATATAAGTTTGGTTTCATTACTTACAAACCACAACCTAATAATCGTGGTTTTGTAGATGCTAATGAAATCTTACCATTAATATAAATATAAGGAGGTGAACAAAAATGAGTAATGAAGAAATTTTTGAATTATACATATACTTTTCTTCTTTAACCGAAGAAGAAAAAGAAATTTCTTCTCTTAGAGAAGAATTTACATAAAGGAGGTGATAATCATGGTAACTATACATCGATATATTAATACTGACGTTGGTATTGCAAGATATAATAACAAGGATGGAAGATATCTTTGTCATTATAAGGGTTATCAAAAATCACTTCACAAAGTGGTTTTTGATAAACACTATGGTAAAAAAGCCCGAAAAGGACTTGAAATTCACCATAGAGATGGCAATAAGTTTAACAACCACTATAGTAACCTTATTGCTATTGACAAAGAAACCCATGATTGGCTACATTCTCAAATAGAAAAAGCTAATTATGAGGTAAACATTATCGAAAATTCATTTGCTGATGCAAAAGCATCAGTACCTTTAAAAATAAGGTGATTAAATGGTTAAATATACTAATACTACTCTTTCTTGGAAAAGAGTAGTACAAGAAGAACTTGATTATTATAATAATCAAGAAGATGACCAAGATTATGATCTTGGTTATGAATATTAAACAGTTGAAATGAGGCGAAAGCCTCTTAAAAATACTATTGCATCTTTTTTCCATTAAAACAAGGTATTAACTATATAGGAGATAATATTATGAACAATACAATAGCAATATTAATGTTTTTAATGAACAATATGGAAAAAATATATGAAGAAGGAATTATAGTTGTTGACATTATTGAGGATATTATGGCACATCCTCACTATCATTCTAGAACAGTATTTGAAGTATACTATGATCCAGATGAACATTGCTTTATGAGTGATTTAGGATGCAGCGGCTCACCAAGTGCCTGGAATCATTATGAAGATCCAATATATAGTTGGATTGAATTAGCGGAACAAATCGATTATTATATAGAAACAGCAAAAAGAGAAGAAAAAAATGATAAAAATAGTGTAGAATATTTAAAAATTGAATAAAAGTAGAGATGATGATTGTGAAAAATAATAAAATATGTGGTCGTTGCAATAATCACTTTTGTGGTCGTTGCTACGAACACAATAAACAAAGTGATGTGCTAGATAAGGCTTGTAAAAACTTTATCCAATTGACTGCTGAATACAAATTACATTAAAAGGTGTTAATATGGTAGATAATGACAGAATCAAATGTGTAATGATTGAAGACTTAAAAACCTTCGACAGAGAATTAAGAAGTCAAATACTTTCTGGCTTCTTAAAAGTAGCAAAAAATCAACGTACTATTGATATAATCAATAGTTTTGACTTTGATAAAAAAGAATATCCATTACTAGAATTTGAATTTGCAAACTATGATGATTACAAAGCCATCTGGTTTGCATTTACTAAAAAAGGTGAATAAGATGAAAGACTATTTAAAAGATGCAATAATCGATATTATTGATTATGGAGTTGATAATGATGATGATTAAAACAATTATCATCATTATCAGAACATTAATCACAGAATTAATTAAAATCTGTGATTTAGAGGCTTTATGGATGAATGATATTCGTAAAGCACAAAATGAATATAGAAAACAAAGCGGACATATTTTAAATAAATATGATCAAAATTGTTGGAAGGAGGATTACTTATGGTAATAAAAATGAAAGAATATGAAAAAAGTGATTTTGTAGAGAATATAATAAAAGAAAATATTCCTATGACTTGTGGAATTAGAATATTTAGTGTTAGATATTCTGGATATTGTAAACATGAACATGGAGATATTAGTATTATTATTACAGAAACTGATGAAGATGTTGAAATATGGAGATTAAATCACATATTAGAAAATATAAAGAAAATTTTATACAAAAGTCAAATAATAGATGAAATTTATACAAGTTTTAATGCTTGTAATGAATTTGTATTAAGATGTTATTACATCAAGGAGGAATAAAAAATGAGAATTGGAGATTTATTCAATTTAGAACAAATGAAAAAAGATTTAGAAGATGAACAAGAGTTAGAAAAAGATAAAATAGAATTTCAAAAATACCTAAAAGGTGATGACTAATGAATTGGATAGAGTTCTTAAAAGAATCTATCAAAGCAGATTTAACAGAAATGTTTGGATCTGCTAATGAATATACAGTAATGAGCTACTTGCAAGCTTTAGACCGTGGAATGAAATTATCACAAACAGACAAAGAAAAAATTAAAAATTTTGTTAATGCTTGTCATACAGTTTTAAGGGGTGATTTTAATATCACTTACTTTAAATTTTATTATGAAAATGTAATGCCACCAAGTTTTTTATATGTATATTGTTGTGGCATTGAAGTAGATGAAGATTGTGACTATGATTTTCTTGAAAAAGAACTTCAAGAATTTTTAAATGATAACACAGTTGAAGAAAACTGTGGTTCTTTTGATATAAAAATATTTTAAATAGAGGTAATTAAAATGTTAAGAATAATTACAGGAAAAAAAGAAGAAATTGAAAAATATGGAAATATCAAATTTCCAGAAGCTGGTACTGAACCAATAAAACTTTTGGAATTAGCTAAAAATATTGTTAAATCTATACCAATATTACATTCATGTGGTATTGATATTGAAATTATTACATATAGTGCAATATTTATAGAAGCTATTGATGTTTTTGCTGAATATTATTATCATTTGTATGATAAAAATTTAGCAGAATATATTTTAATCAAAGATAAGAAAGAAACAATACCTGATAATAAATTATACAAAGTGTATGATTTTATAGGTGATGCATATGATGAAATAGATATTTTAAGACTAATAGCAAAAATGGAGGATTAAAAATGTTAAAAGTAATTACAGCAAATAATTTGAAAGAAATTAAAATTGAAAAAGATATGATTGTTTGTCCTGATGCACAAATGCATCCAAACGAACAATATGAATATGCAAAAGAATTAATACAAAAGGCAAAAGATAAAGATATTACTATTGTAACTTTTTCTGCTGTTTTAATTCATTCTTTAGAAATTATGAGTAAATTCTTTGATATTAAAGTAGATTTTTATCTTTTGGAAGATAATGATTTTATTTTAATGAATGAACAAATGAATGTGTTATATTATTTATTTGCATGGCCATTCGAATTATTAACTCATATTTCAATGGATATGGAATTTGGTTTAAATAACTATTCCACTATAGAAGATTGGAATAAATTAGAAAAAGAAGCAATAGAATATGAAAAACATCACCAAAAACAATATTAAGGAGTTGATTAAAATGAAATTTAACAAAAGAGAATTAATAAAAATTTGCAATGAATCTTTAAAAACAAATACTGATGTAAATGTTGCATCAGCAATGTATACAGATGTCGAATTAAAATTTAATAAAGGAGGTGAAAATCATGAAAGTTTTAAACAATTTCAAAACTTTTGAAGAATTTAAAGCAGACATTATTGCTGACTTTATTTCAAGTTTGCCTGAAGAATTGCAAAAAGATATTGTTGAATATATGACAAATGAAATTAAATAGGAGTTGATAAAATGATACATGAACAATTAGCAGATGAAAATTTAAATGAAAAAGAGTTAATCATAAAAAGAGGAATCGATATGGGATTATTTGTTATTGATTCCGAAAAAGAATCAGCGGACATAAATAATACTAAAGAAGAAGAAATTAGAATTATTTTATGTTTCGTGCTTGAAGAATTAGAAAAAAATAATATTCAATTATAAAATGAGGTGATATTATGGATAACAGACTTGGATTAATCGCAATGGAAGGTATGGCAGTATTTGGACTTTTAAGAGAAATTTCATTAGATGAGGTTTTACATCATCATATGATCGCTTCTTACAATTGGGTGGGAAGCAATTGGAATAAACAATTTGAATATAATAACCAATTTGCAACTACATTAAATAGTTTCAAATATATGTTATCTACTGTTGAAGAAAAAGAATTTATTCCTGTATTGATAGAAGACGAGAACAAAGTTGAAAGCAATGAAGATGGTTTACAGCATTTAATTGCAAATGTGGAATCATACAAAAATCGTGAAATTACATTGTCAGAAATGATTGATACACATATTAAAATCTGTGCTACAGAATTAAATGACTATAAAGAATATTTTAAAGATGGTTGGAGTCTAGACTTATATGCAACAATCTTAAGATATGTAATTCAAGCAACTAACAAATATGGAGATAAAGAGAAAAGAGAAGGAGCAATGAGCAGATTAAAAATTGATTTAGGTATTGAAGAATGTAATTTTACTATTGTTCAAGTAAAATAGAGGTGATATAATGGCAGAAAATATGACAGATATTTTAACAAATCTTGAAGATCAAAAAAGATTTTCAAGATGCAATTCAAAAATTGATGAACTAAATAAAGACCATTTAATAAATTTAATAAAGAACATAATGGTTAAAGTGCCTGAAAGTATGAAAGTAATTGAAGAATATTAAGGAGATGATAATATGGCAAAAACAAAATGTGTATTAGATATAATGCAAGAAAATAATTATATTGAATTAGATAATATTGAAGATCATTGTAGTAAAATACCAATATATAGAGTCATTGCTACAAATAAAATTCACAATGATGAAAATAGAAGTGAAATTGTGAATAAAGTAGAAGAAAAAATTAAAAATGATGAGCAATTCATTATTACCGCGGAATATTTAAATGGACATATAGCATTTTGTTATAGAAATGAAATTGAGTCATTAATTAATGACTTTTTACAAAGTAATGAAGAAATTAAATATATAGGTGTAATGACACAAAGATTAAGAAATTGGATTAATGAACATTATTCCAATGTTCGTGCATATGATACAGGTTATGATAGCACAAATATACAAAATTTAGAAATAAAAGAAGACAGAAAAAGAAAAGAAGAATTAGAAGATGAAAAAGCTCTAGAATTATTATACAGTATTTTATAGAGGTGATATTATGAGTTGTCCTAAAAAATGTAAATGCGAACAATGCGAAATGCTAATGGAAAATGAAGTTATAACCATTATTAATGGTAATGGTTTTAATGAAACAAGACATCATGTTGATGGTGTCAAATGTATGTATACAGGAATGTATGCATTTAGCACAGATGAATTAAAGAAATCTAAAATGATGGATGACATGATTTGGAAATGAGGTGATAAAATGAATGGGTTAAATCTATATATTACAATAAAAGATTTCTATAAAATGGTTGGAATACAAGAAAAACAAGACGCAGATGGTGAAAGACCATCTGAAATGTACAACGATGCATATCTTGAAAAATTAGAATCTATTTGTGAATGTTTCTATCCACCAATAGAATGTAATTTAGAATATGAAGATGAAGATGAATTATACAACAAAGTATTAGATTTACATTATGAAATAGACCAAAGAATCAGAAACGAATTAGGAGTGTGAATAAAATGATAGATATAACAAAAACAATTGATAATTTTGAAGGAAATGAAGAAGAACTTAAAAATATTGCATTAACAATTTATGAAATATGTTGTCAAGGATTTGATGACGATTTCCACAATAATGCCCAATCAATGTTAGATTGTGATTATGATTTTCTAACTGAAGATCAATATAACAAAATATTATATGAATATATAGAAGAATTAATTGAAAATGATGGAGAATTTAAATGTGAATATTATGGTACTACATGTCCTATCTGTGAAGATATGATGTGTCTTGGATACAAAGAATGCAAACATAATAATGTTTGTAAAAAATATTTATAGAAGTGATATAAAATGGTTAGAAGGAATAGATAAGACAGAAGAAAGTTTTATTGGAATAAATTTATATTAAGGAGGAATAATTATGAAATTTGAAGAATTAAAAATAGTATTAAGACAATTAGAAGAAAAAGGATATGTAAAAGCTAATATACACAAAGATCATATTATGATTTGTATTAAAATTCAAACAAATAATTTTACTGAAGAAATTACTAACAAAATGTATAAAATTTTTAAAGCATTAGAAGATTGTCATTATCAAAGAGTTTGGGGTGAATCAAGATATATACTTGTTATAAATGAAAAAAGATTCATTACAGCTTTAGAAAAAGGTGAAAAATACGAAACAATAGCAAAAAATATAGAAAATGCTAAAATTTCATATATTAGTAGTACATATGTAGATGGAAAAGGTGTTGATAAAAGAATTGAAATATATTATACTGATCTTGAATATTATGGCAAAGATTTTGAGGGTAGTTTAATATCTATTTTAGGATCTACTTTACCATCTAATATGAAAATGGAAAGTAAACGATATTTTACTACTAAAAAAGCAACAGATTATGAAAAGAAAAAAAGATGTTGTCAATCTATTAAAATTGAAGAAGATTTTGATGAAATATTTGAAAAATACTTATAGAGGTGATATAATGGCAATAAAAACAAAACAAGAATTAATTGATGAATACTATAAAGAAGAAGTTGAATTTTTACAAAGTATTGCAGAAAGACATGCAATTAAAGAAGAAGAACTATTTCCAAAACCATGGGAAGATTGGGAAATGTTTGAACATGACTTAAGTATTTGCCTGATTGAAGGCATTAGACTTAAAGGTAAAAGATGGATTAAAAACCATAAAACAACTACAGATATGGAAGAAATCAGAGAAGCTTTATGGAAATGGGTAACAAAAACTAAAGTTCCAAGTGAATTATATAGTGATATTAGAGATGATGAAACATACTATATTCTTAATGAAAAATTTAAAGAAGAATATCATTGTTGGTTTATTGATGAAAATATCTTAAAGATACAAGTAAATAATGCATATAAAAATACTTGCCGTGTCGATGGTATTTTACATAAAATGGCACAAGCAGTTCATTCTGGATTAAAAAATCCTGAAAAAGGTATTAAATGGTTAGAAGCTATTGATATGACAGAAGAATGTTTCTTTGGACAACAAAATTACTAAAATGAGGTGATAATATGAGATTAAATTCAGCAGAAAAACAAGAACTCATCAGAGTTTTTAATGAAAACAATTTTGAAGTAAAAGACATTGAAGAAGTTGCATTTTATTTAGAAGAACAAGGAGCAACTTATCTTGGAGATAAAACTGAAATTGTTAGTCAATGGGCTGATTTAATGGGAGTTGATTTTCCCATTGATTTCCTAGATCATGACTATATTGTTGATAATGACACCGATTGGGAAGCATTATCTGCAATGAGATATGTAAATACATATAGATTGTTTGAAGATGGTAGTGATGCCATCAGAGAATTAGAACTAAAAAAAGAATTAATTACATACAAATGAGGTGATAAAATGAAAGAAGAAACTCAAAAAAGAATTTTTGAACTATTAGAACCAGTTGTAGAATTTATAAAAGAAGAATTAGGTGTTGATGCAAAACCTGCAATTTTTAGAGGATATTATGGTGCTATCAGAACTAATCTTACAGTCGAAGAACTAACAGAATTAAATAAATTTTTAGAAGATAATGAAGAAGTACAAGTGTTTGATAGTGATGCAACTTATTTAAAAACCAAATACATTGTATTTAGCTTCACTATTGATGGCAAATGGAGTCATGCTTGGGAATAAGGAGGTAAATATTATGAATCCATATAAAACAAAAGGAGAGGTATGGAAAGCATACAAAGAAGGAAAATTGTATGACTGGGAAAGAGATGTAATTTTAGAAGAAATTGAATTTAGAGAAAATCTATCAGAAATTGGAAAAATAGTTTTTGACAAAGCAATACAAGATAGGAGGAGATAAAATGAGTTGCGAAGAATGTATTTATTATGAAGAATATGCTTTTCCTCGTGAAGGTGATTTTGATGAATGGTGTGAGTATCATTCAGATTATTGTAGAAATATTAAAAAATGTGAGTCCTGGAGGCCATATGTAGAAGGTGGTGAAGAAAAAGCAATAAAATTTGTTGAAAATTTAGTTAAAGATTTTAAATCAACAATTACTTTTGAGCAAATGTATTATGGTTTGTATAAACCACGATATATATTAATGATTGTAGAATTATTTGATGATATTGATGTTCAAAGTTTTAAAGAAGAATTAGATAAAATAGATGATTTTAATCCATCTGATTTATATATTGTAATATCTAATTTAGCAAATGAAGAAATTAAAAAAGAATATTTAAGAAAATTTGATTAGAGGTGATAATATGATAGTTAGAATTGTAGACAAATTTGGAGTAGAATATGGAGTATTTCTTTATGAAAATAATGAAAATGGTGAAGTTTTTATACAAGATGATTTTCATTGCAATCCAGAAGTTGATGAAGAAAATCGTTTTGACACTATTTTCGGAACAAATGAAGAACAAGTTAATATTGAAATTGATCCATCTTTATTTATTGCCAAAGCAATTGTTGATGACATTGTTTCTCAAAGAGCGGGAGAAATCTATGACGTAGATATTTGCGACGATTTCGTTAATGATTACTTTGAAATGATGATGGGTCATATAAGAACAATCGTTGATGAAATGATGCAAGAATACACCGATGCAGACAATTTAACAGTTATAAAATAAGGAGTTGATATTATGGATGATATAAAAAATATTTTAAATATGATGAAATTTGTACCAGAAAATATGCAAGATGAAGTTCTTAAAAATATTAAAAAAGGTATTGAAAAAGAAATTAATAAAAGTTGTAATCCAATTGATTTACTTATTCAAAGATTAAAAGAACTTAAATTTGGAGAAGAAGAAAATTCATACCAAGATAAAAAAATTATTAGAATTATTAGTAAATGTATGCCTATAGATTGGTTCTACATGGAACCTATATATTGTGAATCAAAAACAAAAACAAAGAAATATGATAATTGGACAGATAATTGGAAAGTTAATGAAGAATATGAAAAATTCATTAAAAAAGAAATAAAAGATGCTAAAAGGAGGGACTATGATGAATTAACCATATATTGGTTAGTTAGAAAAATAGCACAAGAAAGTAATAATAGACATATAGATGTCATTGAAGATTCATATTGGATTTATAAAGATGGTGCAAATGGGGAAACTTGGTTAAATACCACAAAACAACTTGCAAATGAAATGATATCTTGGTTTGAATGTTGCTTTAGTAAAAATGATGAAGACGATGTAGAAAGTGCATATAAAATATTAAATAAATTGGAAGAAAATTTTTCCTAAAAAAGAATAAGGAGAGTGAAAATATGAATAGATACACAAATGAAAAATTAATGCAAATTGAAACAAATGACATATGGGTAAATAAAATTATGCCTGCAATTCACAAACATAGAATAACCCATGGCAGAAGAGTTAGTAATCTTGGGATACCTATAGTGTATCCACATCCAATGATTACAGAGTTATACGTATTGGACTATTATATGTATAATAAAAGACAAAAGAAAGGTAAAAAATTCTACCAAAGAAATTCTCTTGGAGAAATTGTTTTACCAAGAATGTATCGATACATAATTGACAAAGAAACTGTAGAACAATTATTTTGTACAGAAACTTTAGGTAAAAACTATAATGACATCATTAAAAAGGCAAATAACATTGCTAAAGGTGTTAAAATATTTGATTACACAAAAGAATTGGACAAAGCTCCAACCAAAAAAGATGTAATGAAAATTGCAAGAGAAAGTGAATTAATGAGGAGATAGGTGATAAAATGAGTAACAAACAATTTATGACAAAAGACGAACAAAAAAGAGATGAAATGAAACATTTAACTTTAATGTATATTAAAGTTTTTAAAGCAATATGTGAAGAAAATGATTTTATTGGAGGTTTAGAAGACATAGCAATTGTAGATGCAATAATTTATCGTGCAGACCTTCACCACCATCCTGATTGGTTTGGGTGTAAAAAAGTTAATTTTGAAGAACTCGGCATTACAGAATGGGAAGCTTTAGAAGATTATCTTTCACAAATGGCATATAAATGGTTAGGTATTGAAAATCTTTGGGATCATCCTTTATGGACTAAAAAATGTAAAGAGTATATTCCAACACTTCATGAATACCTTATACAAAATTATGACTATCCCATTGAAGTTATTAATGTTTTAGAAAAAGAAGTAAAAGAATTTTATGAAAAATATGCTCATCAAATGAAACCAGATATTAGTAAAGATGGTTACATTTGGGGATATGATATAGAAGATTTAGGATTAAGACTTTGTGACGCTATCTGGAATGATTGTCCATTATTTTCAAATAGTTTATTAGAAGGTCTTATTGAAAAAATATATGAAAATAAAATTAGATTAAAATAGGGAGATGATATTTATGTATAGCAAATATGAGGTATATCCATCTTATTTTGATGAAGTTGAACCTTGTCCAAAAGAAAATTGTGAATATGGTAATGGTAAATGTATAGATGCAGGATACTGTATTATTGAAAAGGAGGAAAAAAATATGAATAAAACAAAATTATATAATAAATTAGATAAATTATTGAGAAAAACTGAAACTATGGAATGTATTGATTTCACTTGGCATAAAACATCTGCCAGTATTGATTTATATGACATTGTAAGTGAAAAGAATGAAAAAGAAGATTTATTCTTTGAAGAAGTTAGAGAATTAAACAAAAAATTACAAGAATTTTATAAAACAGAATTAAAAGAATTCCCAGGTGATTGTGAAATGGGAGCTCAAGCAAGAATTTATTTTTGGAGGAGATAATATGAATAAAGTACAAGAATTTAAAAATGATAGAGGAAATTTTGAATGTTACATTGAATTCATTGAAACATGTGAAGAACATGAATTTAACTGTAGAGCAAAACTAACAATTGACGCATATAATAATATTGTATGTGCTATTGATGAATTAGCAACAAAATATAAATTACATAATGAAGAAAAAAGATATGATCCTTGGTATGAACATCACTATTTATGGCCAAAAATGAAAAAGTTCTTTAATGAAATAAGTTTAGGTTATATTTTTAATGAAGCATTAGATGAACTTTGGTGGTATTCTGACCAAGCAGAACCAATGACTGATTTTTGTAACTTTATAAAGAAATTTGCAAAAGATATGAAAGGTTCAGCAAAAGCAGAAGTTATTAATCTAAATGATTATGGATTCCGAAATGGTGTATTCCAAAATAATATATATATTGCTTATGATGATGAATGTGAAGGACTTGTAGTTCTTGAAGGAAATGATTTCATTAGACATATACAAACCACTATGGAAACACTTGATGATCCATATAAAGAAATTTGGGCAAAAGAAATATTTAAAATTATAGAAAAATATGAATAAGGAGGAAGATAATATGAGTGAAAATATTGTTAGAAGTATTGGTAGTCACAGGTTTCCAGGATTTTATGAATCAATTTTTTGTAATTCTGATGAATTTATTGATTTTGAACAAGAAGATAAATGTGAAATCGCTTATGACTTTGGAATTCCTGAAAATGATCTTGAAGTTGTTTATGAATATGATGACTTTAATGAATATAAAAAAGATGTTTGTAAAGAGTATAATGCAACATTTGTAGAAAAAATCAAAGATGTCCTACCATATGATATTGTTGATCATGAAGATTTCAAATTTGAAATCATTGATGAAGATGATATTGAGATATTTTCTCCACAGTACTATAATTATAGTACAGACAGTTGTTATTCATCAATAGTAACTAATCGTAAAACTCTTAAATTAATAAAAGAGTATACTTTAAGATTAGATGGAGTTAATGATTATATCATTAATCATTTCACTTCATGTGATGGATTCATATCTTTTATATCTAATGATTTTCAATATTGGAAAGAATTAGATATTGAAGATTATGAAGAAAGGCATTTAATTGCCTTATTAGATATGCTTATTGCATTATCTGAAGAAGAAGGTCATTTTAATATTGCTGTACATGTTGCATGTGAAATTAGTAATATTTGCTATGCCTCACCAATAATCTATTATAAAGGAAAAAAAGTAACAAAAGAAGAATTAAAAAACAAAATTAGAGGTGAAAAAATGATAAATAAAAGACTTAATAGAATTGAAAAATATTTAAAATTTTTAATACAAGCAGCA